CGTTTCTGCCAATTCAGTAAATTTGGGACCTATCTGTTCTAATACAGGTCTAAGATACTTATCATACATTTCCAATCCTTTAGCACCTATATCAGTAAATCCTTTAGCTAAAGCGTCCGCAAGCGGTTTGAAATGGGCATTATATGTGTTTGTAAGTCCTGTAAAAAAATAATCTACAAGTTCTTTGATTTGTCCTACAACTGTACCAATTATACCCAGTAAGCTGTTTAATGCTGATTTAATACCGTCTACATTATTTATAAACGGAGCTGTTATTATGTTAAGTATATCCACAGAGACTTGCATACATAGTTCTTTCAGACCGAGGAAAGAATTTGCAAATATCCCTATCAGATCCGCTGTTAATTGCTGAGCTTGATCGCTTCTAAAGACAGTAAATATATCAGCAATAGCGACCATAAAATTACCAAATATATCCATGCCTCTGGCACTTATATCAAGCATATTAACAAGATGCTGCTGAATAAACTCTTTATTCTGTTCAAGATACTTATCTAAGCCGCCCAACAAATTTAATGCTATGGTAGCTCCTATAGATGCTATAGAACCTATACTCTTGCCTAGGTTTAATGCTAATGACTTCATAAAATTATCAGCACTTTTTTGCACATCTGTGTCAGAGAATATATTAAGTATACTTTTTCCTATGCCTCTGATTTTGTTCTGAATATCATTTATTACAGAGGTATCACCAAAGCCTATCTTAAAGCCTTGCATAAATAAACTACCAAGCTCCTTGACATAATCTATAAGACCTTTTATCTTTTCGGCGAAACTATCAACTACACCTTCACCCTGAGCAAGACTTCCCATGTCGAATTCATCAGCACCATAATCA